TGGCAGACGCAGTCCCTGGCTGCCGCCTCGACGACGAACGCCCAGCTGGAAGGCGACGAGCTGACGTCGTATGACGCCGCTACGCCGACCGTCCGCCTGGGGAACTACATGCAGATCGCCCGCAAGACGGCGTCTGTGTCGGACACGCAGTCCGCGGTCGACGCGGCTGGCCGTGACGACGAACTCGCGTACCAGGTCTCCCTGAAGTCGATGGAGCTCAAGCGCGACGTGGCCTCGCAGCTGATGGACAACATCGCCTGCGTCGCCGGCAACACCACGACGGCCCGCGTGACGGGCTCGCTCCTGGCGTTCCTCAAGACGAACGTCAACAAGGCCTCCAACGGCGTGATCCCCGTGTACACGACGACCCCGTCGGACGTGTTCACGAACGGCACCCAGCGCGCCTTCACGGAGACGATCCTGAAGGACGTCATGAAGCAGTGCTTCGACAACGGCGGCAAGCCTAATGTCGTCATGATGGGCTCGTGGGTCAAACAGGTCGCCTCGGCCTTCACGGGCGTCGCGGCGAACCGTATGAACCAGCAGACCCTGAAGCCGGCCTCGGTCGTCGCCGCGGTCGACTTCTACCAGAGCGACTTCGGCGTCCTCGAGTTTGTGCCGAACCGCTTCCAGCGCGGTCGGGATGCGTTCTTCCTGGACTTCTCCCTGGTCTCGGTGGACTTCCTCCGTCCGTTCCAGACGAAGCCGCTCGCCAAGACGGGCGACGCCGAAAAGCGTCTTATCGTCGTGGAGTACGGCCTCCGCGTGAAGAACGAGAAGGGCCTCGGCGTCGCCGTGGACCTTGCCACCTCGTAATGAGCTGACGAGACCCGGCGGGGGGTTGGGGCGCTTGTCCCAACTCCCCGTCCGGGTTAGTTTTCCGGCAGTCTTCCGTGCGGCCCGGTGGCTGTGGGGCCGCCTTACGCAGTCTCCCCGGAGCACCCTCTGTGCACATCCCCGACTTCATGGTAGGCCCCCTGGTCAACTTGGCGCTGCCGACGATCGTCACGGCGATCGCGGCGTACCTCTACCAGAACCTCAAGAAGGGCATCGCCTGGCTGAACGCCCCTGAGCGGGCCAAGGTCCACGAGTACGTCTTCGGCGCCTTCGCCATCCTCCAGCCGATCCTCGCCCCCTACCTCGCCCAGTTCTTCCCGGGCGTGACGAACCTTGACGGCGTGACGCAGCCGATGGTTGCCAGCCTCGTCGGCCTCCTGGCCGGCAAGATCGCCCACGGGTTCCTGAAGAAGTAGCTCCTATGGCCCACATCAACGACCCCCGGCTGCTCAAGGCGAACCGCAACGGCGTCACGGAGTGGTTCCACTTCGACGACGCCGAGGGGGTCTTCCGGATCGAGCAGACGCAGGATATGCACCCGATCCTCGACGACAACCAGTACGCCCAGCTCAACATCAAGCGCGACTGGGGCGGGGACCTGCACCACATCGGGCGGGTCCCCCTTGTCGTCGCCGAGGAACTCCGCAAGCAGGGGATCCTCGACGAGGAGGACCCCGACCGCCCCAGGCTCAAGGCCTGGCTCAACGACCCTGCCAACCGCTGTTTCCGTACGAAACTCGGAAAGGTCTAATCCATGTCCACTGACGCGCCCGAAGCCGTCGTCACGACCCTCCCGGCCCCGACGGTCCCCAGCGTCGCCATCGCTATCCCGGCCAACGGCCTGGTCCCGATGGCCTTCGCCCGGGACCTCGCGCTGCTGATGACCTACATGTCGATCAACTACCCGGAGATCCGGATCCGGTTGCTCATCTGTGAGGGCACCCTCGTCCATGAGGCCCGCCACAAGCTCGTCCGGGCCGCCCTCGCCAACGAGGACGTCACCCACATTCTCTGGATTGACTCCGATATGCGGTTCCCCAAGGACTGCATCATCCGGATGCTCAACCACCAGAAGCCGATCGTCGCCACGAACTACTCCACCCGAAAGGAGCCGCATATCCCCACGGCGGGGATCAACCACGATGATGACCTACTCTTTGACTCCACGGAGCTGGAGCCTCTCGTTCGTGTGGAACGGTGCGGGATGGGGCTCATGCTCGTGGAGGCGAACTTCTTTCGTGCGGTTCAGGCCCCGTGGTTTGCGGTGGGCTTCTCGCCCGCGGCGGACGGCTACTCCGGAGAGGACGTCTACTTCTGCCAGCTGGTCGCTCGCGCCGGGCTGGACGTCGTCGTGGACACACAGCTCTCTCGAGAAATCTCGCACATCGGTTCAGCGGAGTTCCAGCTGGACCACTGCGAGATCACCCGCCAGGCCTTTTTGCTGAAGCACCCGGAGTATCTCTCGCCCTCGAAGATTTCCCCGAAGATTATCCTCAATGGCACTTGACACCTACACCGGGCTCCTCGCCCACGTCGCCCTCCAGCTGAACCGGAGTGACCTCACCTCGGTCATCCCGGACTTCGTCACGCTTACAGAGGCGGAACTGAAGCGCCGACTCCGGGCCAGCGTCCGGCGCGATACCCTCGACATCAGCGCCCAGGTGACCTCGCTCCCGTGCGACGCGAAGGAGCTCCGCTCGATCTACCCCGTCACCGGGAGCCCCTCCGCCGACCGCCCCCTGCTCGTCTCGACGCCGGAGGAGGTGGCCCGCTGGCGGGCCCGCCAGGGCGGGGTGAGCGGGCGACCGGTCATCGCGGCTATCACCTCTGGGGGCCGGGAGCTCATCGTTGCCCCGGCGCCGGATGAGACCTACACGATGGAGATCATCTTCTTTCCGGAGCTGCAGCCCCTGGTGGCGACGACCAACGAGGTCAACGACGAACTCCGCGAGGCCCCAGACATGTACCTGGCCGGCGTTATGGCCTACGCCGAGGATTTCCTCGAGCATGACGAGGCGGCCCTGAAGTGGCGGGGGCGTTTCGAGGCCGCGATTGAGGCGCTCAACACGCAGCGCGAGAACGCCGAGTACGGCGCCTCGCTCCGCCCCGCCGGTCTCCCCGTGGTACTCGGCTAATGGACACGACCATCATCGAACTCGCCAGCCGGGTCGGCAACCTGGAAGGCAAGGTGGAGACACTCCTCGCCACCAGCGCCACCATCGACAGCAAGCTAGACGACGTCCGGGGAACACTCGCCACCCGGGCGGGCGAGCGCCGCGTCGCCCTCTGGGTCGCCGGCCTCTTTGGCGGGGCGGTCAGCACCGTCGCCGGTTACTTGGCGCGGAAGCTGTGAGCTGCCGCTGGAAGGTAGACCGCGCCGGGGTGCGGGAGCCCTTCGCCAGCGACGTCACGGCCCTGCTGGAGGCCGATCCCGCGGAGTGGGTCGTCCACTACGGGCGGCGGACCCGTGACGAGCAGGCGAAGCTCTACGCGATCTATCTCAATGGCGGCCCGCGGGCGGCCCCGCCGGGGCAGAGCGCCCACGAGGCCGGGCTCGCCGTCGATGTCACCCTCATCGTGCCGGACGGACCCGACCGGAAGAAGGCCGACTGGGATTACACTCACGAGCCCTGGCAGCGCCTCGTAAAGGCCATCCGGGCCCACCCCCGGCTGCACTCGCTGGCTAACATCGGAGACTGGGACCACATCGAGGCCGTGCAGTGGCGGAAGATCGCCGCCGGCCCAGTCCCGCCGACTCATGCGTGACCCCCTCATCCCCATCAAGCTCCCGCCGGGCTTCTCCAACAACGGCACCCCCTACGATAACAAGAACCGCTGGATCGGCGGCAACCTCGTGCGTTTTGTCGAGGGCCACCCCCAGCCCGTAGGCGGCTGGGCCGCCCGCGAGCTGACGGGGCCCACTATGACGGGCACCCCCCGCGCCGCCGTCAGCTTCACCCTCACGACGGGGGCCGAGGTCCTGGTCGTCGGCACGACAACCGGCCTGTGGGCTATTACGGACGATGAGGTCGTCGAGATCACCCCCACCCACCTGGACGGCACCTACTGGTCCGGTTATGGGTCAAAAGTCCTATGGAGTTTCGATGTCTTTGGGGCCTGGCTCGTCGCGGTCCCCGTCGTATATGACACCGAGACCGGGGCCTATACCGGGGGCGCCCCGGTCTACTGGGACGGAAATGTGGATAACCTGGCGGCCCTCATTGAGGGCGGCATCGGGCCGACCGTAAGTGCCATGGAGGTCAGCAACAGCGTCATCAGCCTCGTAACGACGGCGGAACGCTTTCTCATGTGCCTGGGCGGCTATCGCCCGGGCGAGGAGATCGTCCTCCACGAGCGTCGGGCCCTGGACCGCATGTTCTTCTGGGGCGACCAGTCGACGCTCGGGGACTGGGTGGCCTCCGACACGAACGCCGCCGGCGACCTGGACCTCACGACGTCCGGCTCGCTCCGGGCGGGGCGCCGGACACGGGCGGGTACCCTCCTCCTGACGACGACGGACGCCTGGCTAGTGCGTTATATCGGGGGCGAGTACGTTCACAGCCTCGAGGTCGCGCGCCACGGGTGGGGCGTCATCGGTATCAACGCCGCCGTGACCGCCGACGTGGGCGTCTTCTGGATGGGAAAGGACGGCTTCTTCACCGAAAACGGCTTCGTGCAGCCGCTCGACTGTACAGTCCGGGATTCGGTCTTCACCGCCCTCAACCGGACGTACGCTCACCGCGTCTGGGGTTACCACAACGCAACGTATGGTGAGGTTACCTGGTTCTACCCGACGACGACGGCGGAGTGCACCAACTACGTCACCTACAACTACCGCGACAACACCTGGGTAACGGGGACCCTGGCCCGGACCGCCGGCGTCGGCGAGACCCCGCTGTCGGCGAAGCCCCTCCTCCTGAGCGCGGCGGGGGCCGTCTATGACCACGAGACGGGGAATACCCGAAGCGGGGGATCGGCCTACGTCGAGACCGGCCCGCTCGAGATCGGGGACGGGGACCAGGTGATGACCGTGAACGGCCTCATGGCCGACGGGCTCTCGGCCAGCCACCTGAACCTGACGGTCTACACCCGGCTCACCCCCCTCGGGACGGAGACCACGGGGGGCCCCTACGCCCTGACGTCGACGGAGACAAGTTTCCGCGCCAAGGGGCGGCAGATACGCCTCAAGTTCACGGAGGCGGCCTCCGCGGCCTGGCGGCTGGGGACGATGCGGCTGTCGGCGAGGCCCGGGAGCCGTCGATGAGTGATGGCCGCCTGACCCTTCCCCGCCCAGGGACCCGCTATGACGCCCAGGACGAGGCCCAGACCCGCCGGCTGCTCGAGGCCACGGTGAGTACGCTCTCCGCCCGCCTCGCCGCCCTAGAGGCCGGGGTCTCTTCGGGCTACCTCCCCCTGGCGGGCGGGACGATGACGGACGGGACAAAGTTTACCCCAGGGTCCACATACCCCGGGTTCACCATCCAACCCGTGAGCACGAGTTCGATCATCAACAACGGCACCATCGTCCTGGGGGACGGGGGAACCGACGTCCTCCTCTTCATCCACGGGGACAACAATGATCTCGCTATCGCCACCCTCCACGGGGGGTGGGCGGCTCACATTCACGCGCTAGACGGAAACTGGTCCGATCACGCGGGCCCCGCAAACAGCACCAACATCTACTGGAACAGCGGGACGAATCAGTACCTCCTCCAGAATAAGACCGGGGGCACCCGGAGCTATCGGCTATTCAAGATCGGGACGGTGGCGACCCCGTGAGGCCCCCTGACATTTCGGCCTACAGGCATTATATTGAGGCAGCCCTCGAGTACGGTGATGGGGGTTTCACCTATGAGGACATCGTCCAGGCGGTCCAGGACGGATCCTTCCAGTTCTGGCCTGGTGTGGACTCGATGATCCTAACCGAGATCGTCAACTACCCACGACTCCGGGCCGTGAACGTCGTCGCCGCCGGCGGGAACCTCGCCGAGATCGAAGCGATGGTCCCCAAACTTGAAGCATGGGCCCGGGCACACGGGTGCACCGAGGCCGTATTCACAGGCCGCCGTGGCTGGGAACGTACGTTCCTCGCCCGTACTGGCTGGGCGAAGTCCGACGCGGTAATCTACCGGAGACCTCTATGAAAGCGGGCGGCGGCGTAGAAACCAACAAAAACTGGTCTACACAGACCAACTCCCTCGACCCCCTCGAGCAGCAGTGGCGGGAGCGGCTTTTTGCCGCCACCCAGGACGCCGCAAGCGGTGGCCCGGGCGCGGGCCTGACGGGGGCCCAGGACTACTACAAGAACGCCATGGGGCTTGGGGCCCAGGGCATGCGGGCCCTGTCCGGCGACCCGACGGCGGTACAGGCGATGATGAATCCCTACCAGGGGCAGGTCATCGACAAGATGAACGCCCTGTGGGGGAAGACGAACGCCGCGACGATGAATCAGCTCGCCGACGCCGCAACCAAGGCCCGGGCCTTTGGGGGCTCGCGGGCCGCGGTCGCCCAGGGCACGGCCCTGTCGAACAACAACCTCCAGCAGCAGAATCAGCTCGCCGGCCTCCTCGCCGGGGGCTTTGACCAGGCCATGGCCCGGGCGGGCCAGCTCGCCGGCTATGGCGGGGGCGCCGCCGGCGCCGCCGCCGGTCTCGGTATGCAAGGGGTCGACAACCCCGACCTGTGGCGCATGCTCACGCTGCGCGGCGG